TCGAAGAAGATCAAGAAAATTGTGAGGCCTGTGTATTATGAGCCTAGCACAATATAACCTTAGCAGACCCACTAACTACTTAAATCGTAACATGTTTCTGGATCCCCAAGGTCCAGTCACAGTGCAGAGGTTTGAGGAAGTACGCTATCCCAAAATTGCACGATACGAAGAAACTGCTCGTGGCTTTTTCTGGGTTCCAGAAGAAGTTACCTTAACCAAAGACAAGATCGATTTCAAGGAAGCCACTGATGCTGTCAAGCATATTTTTACCAGCAACCTACTGCGTCAAACTGCTTTAGACAGTATACAAGGTCGTGCCCCGGCACAGATTTTTAATCCTGTTGTTAGTGTACCTGAACTAGAAGCTCTAGTAAACAACTGGAGTTTTTTCGAGACAAATATTCATAGCAAAAGCTATAGCCATATCATTAGAAACATCTATGGTGTGCCCAAAGATGAATTTAACAAAATTCACGAGACCCAAGAGATAGTAGACATGGCGGCCAGTGTGGGTAGATACTATGATGAACTACATAAACTCAACAGCCAAAAAGAAATTGGAGCAATGCTGGTAAGTGAACAGGATCATATCCGCGCAATCTGGATGGCACTAAATGCCAGTTATGCCTTAGAAGCCTTTCGTTTTATGGTAAGTTTTGCTACTAGTTTGGCCATGGTAGAGAATCGTATATTCATTGGCAATGGTAATATTATTGCCTTAATTCTGCAAGATGAAATCTTACATGCCGAATGGACTGCTTATATTATCAACCAAGTAGTACGTGATGATCCACGTTTTGCTCAGGTCGCACAAGACTGTCGTGCCGAAGTCTATGCCATGTACATGGAAGTCATAGCAGAAGAAAAGGCCTGGGCTGATTATTTGTTCAAGCGGGGTGTAGTAATTGGTCTAAACAGTCAAATACTCAAAGATTTTGTTGACTACACAGCTTTTACTAGACTGAAAGATATTGGCGTTAAATACTTAGAAGACCATCCCAAGTCAACACCAATACCTTGGTTCATGAAGCATGTAAATATTAATAAGAAACAAACTGCTTTACAGGAATCAGAATCAACTAATTACGTGATTGGTGTCATGAGCGATACGGTGGCCAAAGAAGAATTACCGGAGTTATAATCAATATGGCAAAATTAGTAGAAGAAATCATAGTGGTAAAATTAAGTAAGTTAATCAAGGACACAGAAACCAACAAAGACATTCTCGATCCCAGTGTATTAGGCGTATTAGAACAGGCTGTACAAGAAATAGTCAGTGATGGTGTTGTTGTTGAAGTAGAGAGGGCATGATGTTAACTGTATATAGTAAAGAAAATTGTCCGTTTTGTGATCGTGCCAAGAACCTACTTAAGTTAAAGAGTATTCCGTTTACTGAGGTGCGTGTGGATCAAGATCCCGCAGCAAGACAGTTTATTGTTGAACGCGGACACCGCACAGTACCACAAATTTATTTAAACGATGAATTATTTGTAGAGAATGGTTATAATGGTCTTAGCCAAATGACCGATGTAGCATTTCAAGAACTCAAGGAGCAACTTAATGTTAGTTGAACAATCAAAGTATCGGGCCGGAGACATTATTAATCTTAAATTAATGTCTGGAGATGAAATAGTTGGTGAACTTGTATCAACACCAACCGCTAATTATGAATTACGTAAACCCTGTATTGTTGTTACCAGTCCCGACGGTATAGGCTTATTACAGGCCATGTTTGGTTTGGATCCCGATCAAGAAAACCTTACTTATCGAGACCAACATGTTATAACAGTGTGTCGCACACACGAACGTATGCGCGAACACTATGTTACAGTAACCACAGCAGAATAATCATGCCCGGCGCCGTTAGAGCACAACAAGATATATTTGGTAAAGGTGGGCGTGTTGCAGCTGGAGAATGCACAGTATTAGTTAATGGGCGGCCAGCAGCACGACAAGGCGACATAGTGTTACCACACCTCGCTGGAGGTAGACACAAGATTCCTAGTCCTATAATAACTGGAAAATGTACAGTTGTTGCTGGATCACGTCCCATGGCTAATAAATCAAGTTTTGCTGCTTGCTTTGATTTCGCCCTTACCGCTAGTTGTGACGTACAAGTAGGCTAATAAATAAACTAATGTGTAAATTATGTACAGCATTATTGGCTTTAAGTGCCGCTGGTTTAACTATTGGTGGTGGCCTAACCATGAATCCTCTAGTATCCGGTGCAGTAAGTGGATTCGCTTCTGGTGGTATAAGAGGTGCAGTTACTGGGGCATTTAGTGCCGGTGTTGGAGCTGTTGCTGGTCAAGCCATTAAGGAAGTACCGGGATTTTTGTCTGGTGTAGCTTCTGATGCATTACGCTCTACTGCGGGCAGTTTGTTAAATAGCACAGAATTTAACAATATTACTGCTACAATCCAAAGTCAAGGGTCTAGTTTTTTCTCTAATTTTGATCCCGCGGGCGGAATAGCACAAAAGGCTTCAGAAGTTTTTCAAAGTATTAATGCTTATGCCACAAATGCCTTTACTGTGGCAGGTAGTTTAAGTCAATTGGGTGATCTCAAAATCTCAGAAGAATTAGGATTCAATCTTACTAATCCTGCCGATCTTGCCACTGGTGGACTAGTTCGCGAATTTGGAACTCTAGCTGGACAAGCATGGACTGACATTACTAGTGGCATACAGAGATTTGGAACATTGTTTGATCCAAGTAACCTAGGCAAAGCCTTTAATCCATTAAATGTTGCTGATAATCTAATTAGACAAGGTTTTGGTGAAGAAATTCTAGGTGCATTGGATTCCAAAGGAATCAGTTACGAACAACTAATGACAGGCGCTGTAGATCCAAGAGCAGTAACAGCAGCACTTGATGCAATGCCAGGAAATCACTTACGCCAAATTCTAGAATCAACTGGTGTACAAACAATTGCCGGGGCAACAATTGCCAAGTTTAGTGATGCACTCAATATAGACAAGTATCTCAGTGAACAAGCAAGAGCAGTTGTACCTAATTTATCTGCACTAGGTAATAAATTGTTTAACGTGGCAGGTTTCAATGGGCAATTTAATAATTTCCAGGAATGGGGACAAACATTGTCTCAAATTGGCAGTCCGCCCACACAGTATCTTAACCCATTATGGAACAATGAAACCAGTTGGGAAAATGCATTTCCTACACAGGCATTCAGTAAAACTATAGGTACCGGAGTGGGTGTATTTGGTAATCCTACTATAACCGACTTTGCCGGCAGTGCTAGTGGACATACTGTACCACAAATAAATGAAATGACTGCATTACAAGCACAGGTAATGAATACCACTGAAGGACAAAATCTACGCAATGCCATACTATCAGCACAAGGTACCAGTGGTGATCCCACAGCTGATGCTGCTGCTGCATCAGCGATTCAATCTGCACTAGCCCCATTTATTAATCCCACTAATAGTGTACTGGCTCAAACAGTAGCAGCAGGTGCCACTGCTTTTAATACCACTTATAATCAACTAGTAAAAGAGCGTAGGAATCTTGGCATAGCAGAAATAAATCTCAGCACAGCTAAAGCAACTACTAGTTCGGTATTGGCATTTACCACAGACTTACATAATGTACATAATGACGAAATGTATTTAGGGTATCAGTCATTTATAGAAAAAACAACTACTCCGGACGTTTATGGTGAAGCCATAGCCGCCAGTATTGTTGAAGGTAAGAATCTATCAATCTTACGTGATCGCGGGATCGAAGTCGATACAAAATTTGATCCCATAGCAGAAGCTCGGAGACGTCGAGAAGCCGGTCTAGGCTAATCAATTCGAAATCATAACATTTGATTTTGTGATTCAATCATGCTATAGTAGTTGTCTATGGCATCATTTAGAAAAAGGAGAAAGATATGTCAGAACTATCTATCCAAAATTCCAATTGGGTGCAACGTTCAGTCATACCACTTGTAGCAATTGGCCTAATGTTTTTGGGCGCATTGCTATGTTTTAAAATGTTAATGTGGACCATTGACAATAAGTTCAAACACTTACAACCTCAAGTGGCTACAGAAATAACAGCGGAATTTAGACAACGACAACTAAGTTGTTTGGCTAGAAATATCTACTTCGAAGCCGGTAGCGAGCCTTTTGAAGGCAAAGTTGCAGTAGCACAAGTTACTTTGAATCGAGCAGACAGTGTTGGGTTTCCCAATGATATCTGTCGTGTAGTATATCAAAAGAATGTTATTTACGAAAAAGTGGTTTGCCAGTTTAGTTGGTACTGTGATCGTGCTAGTACCAGTCGCATCATACACACCGATGTTTATGATGAAAGCATGGAAGTAGCCAAAAAAGTTTTACTTGAAGGATTTAGATTACCTAGTTTAACTCAAGCACTGTATTTTCATGCCGACTACGTAAACCCAGGATGGAAACGAGAACGAGTTGCCAAAATTGGACGACACATTTTTTATAAGTAAGGACTTAGATGAAACCAAGATATGAAATTATGAACCAAGCAGTTGCTCAAGTATTAAAATTTCCTTCAGTGATACTGGGATTTATACGTGATCACTTAGTAAATATTAGTGCTCATACTCTAGGATGGATCACTATAATTATGTTGCATCTAAGTAG